GCCGGAACAGTATCATCCGCCAAATCCTGCCGCAGCACGTCATCCCCAAGCAGCACGAGATTGGCGGAGTCAGTCGCCCAGGTGCCGGTTAGGGTTAGCGGTAGAGTTGCTGACGCGTTCGGGCGGTACAGGCCGGGGGATGTGCCGGTAGTTGCAGCATTGACCGCCACGTATTCATTCCGCTCAGCCAGTACGACATTAGCCGCATAGTCACCCTTGCTCACATAGCCGGACGACACCAGAAACGCCTGGAACCGGTTTTCCTTGTCCGCTTGGCTCAAGGTGAAGGCGCTCTCACGTCCAGCCTGCGACGTGTCGAAAGTGTTCTGCATGCCGGCCCACGACTCGCGCAGCTTGCCCAGTCGGTCGGCATAGAACGGATCGGCGCCGTTAACCAGTTTGTCGAGGTTTCCGGCGTTGTCGTACAGGTCTCGCGGGTCGGTACTGCCTACCGGGTTATTTGTGTTGTACGCCATTGTGTTTACTCCATATAACCCGACTAGGCAGGTGTTGAGTCGTCGTATTGATAGAATGCATCGCTGTACTGCTTGGCGGTAACACTGCACCGCCCATCTTGATCTGGCTCGATTGCTTCAATGATTGCAGAATAGCCGACTTTCGATGACGAACAGAATACCATCCTTGGCGGCTCAATTGACCAGTCAAAGCCGTTTTCTATTGAGGCGGTGGTAACAAGTAGCTGTGTGTCGTTTACGCGAACAGGCGTCAGAAGCGGGCTAACAGTGCCATCCTGATATTTGATCAGCACGCGCGGATTGTCGAAAGTCCAATCCAAATCCTCGCTGGACGTGATCAGGGTTTTACCTGCCCACTCTCCAGAGCCAATATCCTCTGCTGACTCAATGATGCTACTGATTGTCTGATTGCCCGGTATGTCGTCTGTCATGACCACATGATCAAGCATTCGATAGGCGAGCGCAGATAGCTCTGTTTCGGTCTTGTGCGTCAACCGCTGATATTGGTATTTCATCAGGCGGCGCATACCAATTCGCCATGCCCTAGTGCGATCCTGAACGCCGTCTAGCGTGTATGTCTCAATTTTCATAGGGTCAATACCGGGCAGGCGGCACTCAACAATCTCAACACCGAAGGTCACTGGGTCTATGTATTTAACATCAACGCCACTGTAGTCGTCAGCGCTTGGTGATACGAAGCTAGTAACCAGCTCAGATGCCTGTTCGTGCGGCGTGATGGCGCCAGTAATCGGCTTAACGCCCTCCCGAATGGCGGTTATTTTCGAGTCCTCAATGGACAGGAACGACATACCGGCATTAAGGACTGTCTGGAGCGCTTCCTTAGCCGTCACTTGCTTATCGAATGAGAAGTCGAAAGTCTCGCCGCGCGGCGTCCAATACTCAGCCTGAAGCTCGGCCAATTCTTGTTCGTCATATGCGGCATCATTCGTCGGCAGGCTCTGGCATATGTGCTGAATAGCGCCAGAAATAGACCTAGACTCGCCATCCTCATATATGCGAGTGGCAACTAGACTGACCTGGCGATCAGATTGCGCCGACAATCTAGAGCCGGTACGAACAGTCATGGCGATGCATGTTACGCCGGGATATGAAGTTGGGCGCTGCTGTAATCGACTCCTAAGCGCAAACCATTGGGCGTTATCCGATACGACACGGAACCCGCCAGTATCAAGACGCCGCATCCTGCAAATAGGGCGCATAAGATAAGGCAGGTCAATGCCCTCGCTAAACCCTATGCCATCTCGCGTGTTTGCAGTGTAGGTTTTTGAAACATCAACCCACGCACCTGTATTAACGTCGGCATAAGAAAATATGACGGTAATGCTTAGCGGATACTCGCCACCCTTGCTAGCGGTAGACTGAAGACCGCCAGGGAAAAAGATATCCCACTCAATGCGATCAACGACTTCGCCCTCTGGGCATCCCATAAACGGGCCTATCCAGTTCGCGCTGTCAGTAACGGTTGAGTATAGTTGATAGTCAAGTATCGACCTATCGAGGAAGCCAGACCAGCCAGAGTCAACAACTCCAGACTCATTTAGACGACTAACAGATATAGTTTCACTGGCAACAGAATCTACTCTGTACCTGTTCTGGCGATATCCTATTGCGATTCGCTGTATCCCATCTGGAAGACCGATAAAAGGCGTGCCATCTGGATATTCGAGAGTTATTTTAGCTAGTTGCTCAGGTGTGCCGCCTGTCGAGGCGCTGCCGACTGCATAGACCGGGCCAATGCCGAATATCGCCACCGGGGCGCTGCTCATTGTTATTGGTGTACCGTAATAGGGGCTGCTAGGCTCGATGATTTTCAGTCTGCCGGAATCATCCTGCGCTACTAGACCCATGCCAGTTAGTTGTGAGGTTATCTCGGAAACCACGCCACTCATGTTCAGGTAGTTGGCGGTAAGCGAAAGAGAGCGGGTGACGCCGCGATATGTCAGGTTCCAAGCTATTGGTGTGCCGCTGAAATCGTATGTCGTAGGCGCAGCGCTGGCCGTTACGCTAGAAGGCGATCCGCCAGTGCCTGGAACTGGGGCGACATAGGGCGAATAGCTATCTACTACAAGGTCTAGACCTTCATTGAGATAGGTAAGAGTTACCTGAATACCAACAAATGGCTGCAACTCATGAAGCGGCCCGGCGATTATGCTCTGGGTGCTGCTACTTGTTATGGTGAAATTGTCTGGCGCTATTAGGTTTACAATTGTTCCCGCAATCCATGAGTCAGGTATTTCTGCGGCTTCCCCAACTGCCGTTATGGTATTTCCAGTTAAGGCAAGTGCATCAGCAGAGACTGAGCTGGTAGAGTCTGGAGACTGTAAGTCTAGGCCAGCCGTTGCGCTTTTAGATGCGCCGACTTCTGGCGCTGCGTACCAGTTTTCAGAGCGCGGATCACCGGAAACATTAACGCCAGGCTCATAGATCGTATATTCGACCTCGCTGCCAAATGCGCTTATTGGTGTCTCGCCAATCCTGATTTGACTGGGTGGAATACTGAATCGACCAACGCCAACAACAAGGAACATGCTAGTCCGTGCATCACGACCACTGACAAACCTTGTTACTGGCTGTAAAGCATAGTCCGGGTAAATCTTTGCCCGCCCGCACACTTCGCGGATTGGTTCGTACAGCTTGACGCTGTTGGCCTTGGCTGGATTAAGCTCTAGCCGGTCGCCAGTTGCAGATGATGCGTTAGGCGTATCTGTATTTAGAGCGATCAGACTTACAACAGCAACAGCAACTACAGCGATAGTTGCAATGGCTACGATAGTTTCAAAGCCAAATGGAACCGGATAAATCCGCACGTCATCATTCGGGCAAATCTTGATCGAATGCCAATCTGACGGACTGATTGTTTTACCATTCACATCAATAGAAATCGGCTGAATATCTGCGGAAAGATCAACTGTATTCCCATATTTGTCTTTGCTGATAGTTGCGCGCAGCCAATCTGCAATAGTGATTTTTGAGCCGATAACGTGGCTCTCTAGCGCCATACCGCCAAGCGATGGGTAGATGTTAATTTCATGGCGCGACGGATAAATTCGGATCATCGATAGAACTCCACGCGCACGAATCGGCGGATGAATCGGCGCACAGGCATGCAGGTCACGCCCTGATTAGGATTGCACTCCATTACACACAGGCCGGCAGGTGTATTGACGACAATGCCAACATGCGTCATGAGGCTGGCCATATAGCAGCAGGCTACGGCACCTTCCTCCGGCTCGCATTGCTCTCTTGTGCGTACAAACTCGCTCCCGGCTTTATCTAGCCCGTCGTCATCTTTTGTGACGCCATCCCATGACGGCCATTTATCCAGACCAAGATCCTCACGAACAGCAATAACAACGCCGTAGCAGTCGAGATTAGGCCAGACTCGGCCGCCCTTATCCCACTTAACTTCGCGGACATATCGCGCCGTGTCGATCATGTAATGTATCTCAAGCCTGGGAACTGATTCAGATTGTACAGCCAGCGAGGCCAGCCGGTATCGAGGATGTTCATGTAGCCGGCTGTCAAATCCGCCTGCATTGCAGACCATTGGCCGTTTTTAACTTCAAGTCGATAAGGGCGCTCTGCTGGAGCGGAAAGATCGCTTTCGAGGTACTGGCGAAGGGTGGCGTACATTGGCAGCTTATTCGTTAGCGCTCGCTGGATCTCAGTGCTTACTAGGCCGCTGATATTCGACAGACTGAAGTTCAGGTCTTGCGTGCCGTCTAAGTTGCGAGGAGGCAGGGCAGCAGCAAGCGCAAAAGGCTGAAAAGTCACAGCCTCGCCTGTCTCTAAAAGCGCTTCGAGCGGCTCAAAGTCGTGAACAAGGTAATGCGATACAGGGGCAATACCTCGCGTATCATCGCCGGCAATCTCAATTTGCATAGTGATAATGCGAACATCATCGCCGCCACTCACATAGAATCGATCAAGGATAGTCACGGCGCTGGCCACTCCTGATTAACGCCATAATCAAACACATCTATGAATGTCTGATATTGCGAATTTGGCCACTCTTGATTGACAGCGCGGTCGATAATATCCATGTATCGCAGCGCCTCCGGGTAATACAGCGCCCACCCGCCACTGATAACAGGCCGACGATATAGGCGAACTGGAACGCTAAATGACCAGTATTTAGCGCCCATCAATGTCGGGCCTTCGTACATCTCCCGGAATTGGCACTTGTACGGGAAATAACCCTCTGGAGTTTTCAGAGTTATCTCAAACCACAATTGCCCATCCTTGATAACGTCCTGAACCCACGCCATGAATGCTTGGGCCTGCAAGTCGTTAAAGTACGTCCACGTCAAATTTCCGTTCGTGGGCGTACTGCGATAACGGCGGCGCTGAATTGTTCCGCCACCTTGCAAATCAGTGCTAATCAGAGGGCTGACAGGTTCGAACCCGTACCCATCCTGCACTGGCGGCGGCAGCCAGT